CTTCGATATATGCTTCATACATTTCTTCCCAGGTATAATCACTCAGATCATATCCTTCTTCTAGAAGTGAATTTACCCACTCTTCCACTTCTTCCCAAATCTGTTCTTCAGATAATTCTTGGGGAGCATATACTGCTTGATAAGCCTCAAAAAGTCCAAGAGCTTGTTTTCCAGTAATTCTAGACATTTTTTTACAAATACTTTTTTATTTATTTATAAAACAAAAAAACTCCCGAAGGAGTCAAATTCAAGCACCAAGAACAGCGCCAATATTATCATCAAGTTGCCCAATTACCTCACGAATATCAGTTACACGAGGAGGAACACTGACTTCATCATAAGTATATCCTTTTTGGGCATCAAATAAAACTTGTCGGACTGCTGCAGCGGTACGAGTATCAAGTTTAAGTGTTACTTGTTTTTCTTTAGTCATAGGTCACCCTCTACACGATTTTCACTTCTATATACATCAAATGTTCCTTCTGGGTAGCGAGCACTCAATTTCTCATAGTTCATTTCCATAATCTCACGGAAGTTGGTATCAAGTGCCATACAAGCTTGAGCAATATACCAACAAATATCACCAAGCTCACGCTTCATATGAAAGACATTTTCTTCAATATAAGGCTTACCTTGAAGAACGATTTTTTTTACAACCTCAGTAAATTCACCAGCTTCTGCAGTCATACCAAGAGCAGCGGTCAAAAGACGAGGAACATCAGCATCATGTTTTGCTTCAAGTTCAGTCATTCGTGAAAGAAGTTGAGCAAAGTCACTACTTGCTGGACTTGTAGTTTGACGAACAAAATCAATGTATTTGTCAGAATCAATTACTTTTTTATCAGTCATCAGAATTTAAATCCCTCAAAAGTTTTCTTAGGTTTCTTTTCTTCATAATCATACTCTTCATCTTTCCCATTGTCAAGGATATCTTGTTGAGCAGATTGTTCGCAGTCATAAAGACGCATTTTAGCACGATCAATACCAACCACAAACCGCTTATGAATGGTAGGATCATTATAACGATTCTTAAGTTGTTTAACAAGAATCTGTCCAAGTCCTTCAAGTTCTTCTGTAGAAATCAGAGCAAACATCAGGTCAGCAGTGGCAGGAAGACCAAATGATTCTGAGGTATCAGTCAATTCCACATCAGAAGAACCATAACCAGAACGAGTTGTCTGAGTAGCACTTACAATAGGAACATTAAACTCCACTGCAAGTCCACGAAGTTCTTCTGCAATTGCTTTTACAAAAGTATAAGAATTAATGCTACTATTACCTTTATATCTACTGGAAGCACAAATGTTCAAATAGTCGATAAAGATGATATCCGGTTTAAAAGACTTTTTAAGAGAAAGTTCATTAAGAAGAGATTTAAAATGCCCGGCATGTGCTGAAGCAGTTGGATATTCTTTAATGATTAGAGTTCCTTGAGTCTTCTTTGCAAGATTTGCAACCTTACTTTCGAACATTTGTTTTGGAAGATTGACGATATCTTGAATAGGGACATTCAAGAGATTCGCGTCAATTCTTTCAGCAATGCGTTCTTCTGCCATTTCCAACGTAATGTACAGAACGTTCCTCCCTTGGAGCAAGACGGAGCTAGCAACATGGCACATGAATAGAGACTTGCCGACACCCGTACCAGCAAGAGCGATATTAAGAGTTTTGTTAGGGATCCCACCTTTTGTAATTTTGTTAAAATATTCAAGATCAAATTCAATTTTTTCTTCCTTTTTATGATAAGATTCATAACGTTTTTCGTAATCTTCAAGATAATCATGCCCAACATGATTATCAAAACTTACTGCAAGAGCATCTTGGAGTATTGATGGAATAGCATCTGGAGATTTTTTATCATCCCCATCAGCAATATGAATAGATTCCATAAGTGCCAAATAAATGGCACGATCACGACACCATTTTTCGGTGGTATCTAATAACCAGTTTTTTTCTACTACAATACTTTCAAGACTTGATACTAAATGAATTAATTTTTTAAACTGGTCTTCATTTATATCTATTCTCTTTTCAATCTCGATACAAAGTATTTCTTTAGTTGGAACATTATTATATTCCAACACAAATTTTGTTATTTCTTCAAATACTATCTTTTGTTCAGAATCATCAAAATATTCATTTTTAATGAATGGTAATACTTTTCTCAAATATTCTTCATCGTGTAATAGGTTTCTAAGAATTAGAAACTCAACCTTCTCCATAACTAAATTCCTTACGTGCGATTTGATCCAATTGTTGCATTACTTCTTCAGTGAAATATACTTCGGGATCTTTTAAAATCTGTTTAGCATAAATCTTCTTCCCATCCATTTCATAGCGTCCTGCTACATTCTTCCAAAGACCCCCAATCTCACCGAGTTCAAGAAGACCATAATATCGATCAAGACCACGCTCATCATAAAACAAACGAATCTCAACATCTTTGTTCTCCTTACTCAAACGCGATTTAGCAGTCTTAGCCTTGATAATATTTCCGACCACTTCCGTTCCATCCTTTTCTTTCTTTTTGCTGAGATAAATGATCGTACTTGCTGCGTATTTGAGTCCAGAACCTCCTCCCATTTCTTTAGTTGGTACGTAAGCTCCGATGACATCGTATGTATGATTCGTGACAATGAGCGGGACATTTGCTTGACCTAGTTTGAGTGTGAGCATTCGGAATGCACCTTTAATAAGTTGAGATTTAGTCATATCTCGAACTTCTTTTTCATTTAGTGCATCAGTAATTTCCTTGCTTGTAGAGAGCATACCTAAAGAGTCTAGCACAAACATGCAAGGTTTACGATCTTCTAGTGGTGTTTTCAGATACATATCTACTGCTTTGAGTGCCTTTGTACGAAACTCTTCAATAGTAACAACGTTAACAACAACCAAACGAGTAGTATCAATTCCACGAGATTCTATAAGTGATTTAGTGATAGCAGCCTCAGTGTCAAAGTAGAGACAGTAACCATCGGGATTAGTATCAAGAAAGTTCTTAACCACAGCGAGAGAGAAAAAAGTCTTTCCAGTAGAAGACTCTCCAGCAATAGCAGTAATCTTATTCCCAGATACACCGCCAAATATACTACCTGAAACCAGTGCATTAAAAACGTATGAACCTGTATCAACATAAGTTTCCGTTTCTTCAATATCAGATGCTAACTTAGTAAAGTCGTCACCAATCTCTTTTATAATATCCTTAAGAAAATCCATTATTTTTTATCTCCATTTAAAACATTTATTTTATGTGACCAGAGTTTAGTAAATAAATCTGGATGTTTATATCTTATAGATTGAATTATTTCATTCAATTCTTTATGAGAAACTGGTAATTCATTTATATAAAAAATGATTCTAAAGATGATTTTTTCTCCACTCTCCACCCAATAATATCAAGAATTACTTTAAGTGGTTCTAGAAATGACTTTTCGAACTGTAAGTCATAGTCTATGTATTTGTCAAGATTTAGTTCTCTTGGGAAATCTTGAATGAATGAAATTACATTTTCGTGAATAGTATTTGGTTTTTTCAAATAAACAAATTTAATCTTTTCCCCATTTTGAATAAGAGAATATTTTGTATTGAGTTTATTTTGTTTAATATAATAATTAAAAAGAAGTGCTCCACGAACGTGAATAGGGGTTCCTTTTATATAAATTTGAGAGGATGAAGTGTATTTCTGAACATCAGAAGCAGAACGTGGAAATGATATTTCTTCTGGAGAAAATTGTTTAAACCTTTCTTTAAATTCTTCAATAAACTTAATCATATCATCTTCTGATCCACTCATCAAAATATTAAATGCTTCTTTTAGCATTTTACGGCAAGGTGCAGGAGTTGAAGATTTGATTGCTTCAATTCCTTTAATTTTAAGTTTAGAAGTCTCATAACGAACACCCTCACTATCCCAAACACTCAAAATATAGCGTTTTTTTGCAGTCCAGATACCACGTTCAGAAATACACTCACGCTTCATAACCATTTTTTGATCATAAGCATTCACGTAGTTCGCCAGTTCTTGGTAAGAACTTTCAATATATTTTTCAAGTTCCATCTGACAGATCTTATCAAGGAACGAAATAATGTCTTGAGTAGTTTTTTCTCTTCCCTTGAATACAATTTCGACCAAAGGACCCATATTGAGATAGATGGAATCAGTATCAGAAGCAATAACATAGTCTTCACCATCAGTCTTTAGAACTTTATTTAAATAAGAATTCATCTTATTCATAATCCACTGAATTGAAACCTTACCAGAAAGAGTAATTGCTTCAGCATTTGCAAGTTTGTAATAACGAAAATATTGGTTTCCAATGGCACCATAGGCAGAGTTAAGTTGAATCTTACGTGCCATTTGAATATTATTGCATCGAGCAATCTCTTTAATCAACTCTCTGTTCTTTGTCTTCTCGTATTCTTGCTCTGCTGTAAGCATTTTCTTCTTAAAGATTACACGTTCATCGTAAATCTTCTCCATCAATTCTGGAAGAAACCCACGAACATCCTTACGGTACATAGCACCGTTAGCACATACAGCATAATCTTTATACATCTCAAAAGTAAGTTCTTGATTAAGAATCTTATCAACATTAACAGTAGGATGCCGTTCCTCAAGAAGAGTTTCTGGTGAAATATTGTACTGCATAATCAAATGTGGATAGAGACTGTTCAAGTCAAAACTCACAACCCAATCATACATACCAGGAATAGGTTCTTTTACGTATGCACCTTCATACTTTTCATCTTTACGTTCTGTATTTCGTGGTGGAATTACAACATTTTTCTTTTTGAGATATGTGTAAATGATATTATCCCACATACGAACTTGATAAAAAACATCGGCATAATTTACCTTTGCATCATATGCCATTGTAAGAGCAAGTTCAATGAGTTTCATCTTGTCTTCCAAACGATCGACAAGTTCCACGTCAATGATGTTATATTCAATAAACTTTTGCCATCCTTTAGTATAGAAGTCTTTAAATGTATCAAATTCGGAGTGATCTAGTTTCTTCTGTCCTAGTTCAACTTCAGCAATGTAATCCAGACGATAAGATTCCTGAACCTTATAAGTAAATTTTTTATAAAGATCCAAGTAATCAAGTTGAGTCAAACCACCTACATCAAATGTCGTATGCTTGCGTCCATTGATAAAGATTTCTCCTTCAGTTACAAGTCCCCAGTTAGAAAAACGCTTCATTAGTTTCTCACCAAGAACACGATTTAGGCGCTTACAAATGTAAGGAACGTCATACAACTGAATGTTCCATCCAGTAATCACATCAGGCACATCAACCATCCAATAGTTGATGAAATGATTAAGAAGTTCATACTCAGAAGGACAATGATAATAAGTTACATCCTTACGGGTATTATTGAATGGTTTAACTCCCCAGGTTGTAATCTTCTTAGTAGTATAATCCTGAATACTAATAGATAGGATTTCTTCTGAAGCAGACTCCACATCTGGGAATCCACCTTCAGAAGCAACCTCAATATCCAGAGTTACAAGTTTGATTTTGCTGATGTCAAATTTGATTTCATCATCTGGATATTTTTCGGAAATATACTGATATATGTAACGTTCGTTTCCGTAAATTTCAAATCCATCTACACTCTCATATTTACTATAAAATTCTCGACAATCTTTAACTGTTCCAGGATTTATTGGTTCAACTGTTTCACCACTTAATGTTCTATACTTAGATTCCTTTTTAGTTTTTACATAAAGAGTTGGAAAAAACTCATCTCTCGTTTCAAATCTTTTACCATTTTGCACTCCACGGACCAAAAATTGATTTCCAATCAACTGAACATTAGTGTAAAAATTCATTCTTTAATTAAATCCTCATATTTTTCAAGAAGCGTCGGAGTCGGATCAGCAAGAGTAAGAATCTTATCCGAACTCATCATAAATGTATCTTGTTTAGTATAACCACTCAAAAATGGTTGTAAAGTTTTTAATTCATTATTATCGATAATGAATGGTTTAATTAACTTACAATCAGGTTCTCCAATATCAGCACCAACTTCTTCAATCTGACTGATTAGAAACTGATTGTTCATCAATACTAATACTTTGATCATCTTTTCCATTTTTATTCACACTACTTAAGTACATTTTTTTTAATGAGGATGCGGGTTCAACCATTGTGATTACCCAATCCGCTGGGATAGGTATTTTTTTATCACTAGTAAGAGGAATCCAAGGATGCAAAGAAACTTCAACTCCTTGATTTTTATCATTATCTGGGGATGAAAATGATTGATTTATAATTTTAACTACACAAGGACTATCTAGATAATATCCAACAACTCTTCGGAAGTCTTCTTTATCATCTTCTCCACCTATTACCATCTCAGAAACATCTGAAATTATATCTTCTCCAGATTTAACCAGCAATAATTTAACAGTCATAATTTTTGGAACACCTAGGATAATTTTAGCAAGAAAAAAAGGAGGTGTCAACTGGATTTTGCCAGTTACCTCCCGTGGCATAGCGCCGACGATATTCAATTATATTTATAGATAATCTTTGCGCTTATGGTGATCCGGAACAATTGTACCAAGAGTCACAGTCAAAAGCCCATCCTCAAAATCAACTGATCGTACTTCCGTATCATCAGAGAGTGTCCACGCTCTCTTAAAACTCCGTTGTGCTAAACCCTTGTGGATATAGTTGGACTCCGTTTCTTTATCTTCTTTTTGACCCTCAACAAAAAGTTTACCATCTTGCGTGTAGACATAAACTTCTTTCTTTTTAAATCCAGCAAGTGCAAGTTCGAGGCGTGATTCTACATTACTGACTTGAACAAGATTATATGGTGGATAATTGGAATTTGTTTCGTGAATTTTAAAAATACGATCAAAGTATTCATCCATACCAATAGTATTGCGGTTAATTCTTTCCATCAAAGCAGGAAGATCCGCAGCAGTATACCTTGTGAGGTTAGTCATTATGGTAGCTCCTTTACAGCGAGTTTGTGTTTTGTGGACCCTTACGGCATCCATTACTAATTATACAAGATACGAAAAAAAGAGGAAGAGTAAAAACCCAACCTCTTTTTACGGTATTTTCACTTTTATAAAAAGTTATTTAAATTCAATCAACATCTTCAGCTTTTCCTTTTTTACCTATATTATACTTTTGCTCCAAAACCCATTCTCCCTTTTCTTTATAGGAAAGAACTTTAATTTGATTGAGAGGTGCTATATCAAGAATTTTATCAGAATCAACTACTGTAATAAGTCCCCAATCAGAAAGAAGACGTACAATACGGTTTCTACGTTGAACATCATTTACAGTAAGATTTGCGTGTTTGCCATCCAAAGCAAACAGCTCTTTAAAATGAGTGATGAAATATCTACCTTGTTTATGAAGAATGTGGGCACTTTGATATAGTTTTTTTTCTTTTCTAGAAGCTACTCCAATTCTAGTTAAAGTTTCACGAACTTTTAAAAAGTCGTCTGGTTCATTTAAAATGACCTCCACCATCATATTAGGAGACCAATTTACTTGAGGTTCAATTGTTTGGTTAGTCATTTTGTTCCGCCAATATCAAGTCGTTTTTTAATGAAAGCAAGTTGTTCTTTTGTTAGGATTTTCAATGCCTGAGATGCTTTTTCATTACTATATCCATAGTATTGTTTTACACATTCTAAGTCTTTGACTTTATCCTTATGGATCCAGGGAGAAAACCTCTTCCTTTTCCTGATACTATTTAGATAAAATGAATATTGCATATCTTTATCAAGATGATGATTTAAATTCATTTCATTTGCAAAAAGTACTGTATCAACTTGCCCTGAAAGACAACGATTGATAATGT